AAGCGTGTCAATGCAAACAAAGGCGTTGAATTGGTTTAACACCCAATGGTTAGGAGTGGCGTCTAGGTGGTTGCCGCCCCAAAAATGGTAGCGATTGACAAGTTGATCTTCGTGAACGTGAAGCTTAAGGATCTGAGCCGGAATAATTCGCCCTTGATCATCAAAGCTTAAAACTACGTCACCAGGCTCTAATGAGTCAATGCGACGTTGACCACCAGGTACGCTGACAAGCGTATAGCCCGGAAAACAGCCGCTACCACCGCCGCCACCACCTGCACCTCTGACTATGGAATAGGTCATGCTGTTTGATTTACATCAAGGCCGCTGCTAATCACCGCAGAGCCCACGAAAAGACGGCCATAGGCCACTGGTACTGGCAATCCTTGCTTGGATGTGTTGACAATACCTGAGAAACTGAAGCTCTCCAACCGCGCCGCTTCCCGTCCAGAAGTAAAGCCGCCCATGCTTTGTTGAGGCGAGATTAAAGTTGACACGCCTGTCAACAAAAGACTTGCGCCAGTGAGGCCAATGCCTAGAGAAAGTGCAGTAAATTGCGTACCAAAAATAGTAGCAGCAGCAACGCCACCCCCAAGTCCTGGCACCAAAATAGAAAGAGCAATCAAGCCAATGCCCGCAAAAATTTGCCCAACACCTTGGCCAGCTCCAACAACTACGGGAGTGATGCTAAAAACTTCCCTTTCCGACCATGGTAAAACCAAACCTTCGGGGTTTTGTTTTGTAATTTTGTCCTTGCCAAGTCCAATGCGAAAACCAGCGCCTGCCGCTTCTTCATTGATCAACCATTGCTCAAGCCCTGGAAAGTTGATGCACAACGCCTTGATTGCTTGAGCAGGTGTGGCAACATCAAATTCAAACCGGCACTGCCCGAGCTTCTTGCGGAGAGCGCCATACACCTTAACGACTTTCATGCCGCAAGACCATGGCAGTATTCTTTACATAATAGCCACCATAAACGTCCCTGCTCGATAGTCTTCCTTGGACGTGGTGCAGAATTTGCTGATCGCCAAGATAAATAGCACCATGGTTAGGAAGATCAGCGCCAAGCTGCATCAAAATTCCATCACCGTATTGCAAATCTTCAAACGCAATTTGACGAAACCCCTGACTCTTATATCCATCAACGTAAAGATTTTCCCCTCTCTCCCAAAAGCCATCGCGACGTTCAAAATCAGCCAGTTCAATCCCAAGTTCTCGCCTGTACCAATCACGCACTAATGCATAGCAGTCAACAACACCAAAGACAAATTCACGACCGACATAGGGTAGGTCAAAATCCTTCGGCTCGCAACCGCCCCATTCTTCAGTCTTGGGGTTGACTATTATCCACGGAAGACCAGTTTTGTTGCAGCCAATCTGATCTGCGACTGATGGCTGGGGGCGGCTAATTGGATGGCTATGTATCACTGCAACAATCTCTCCCAGATCTTCCGCAATAGCATAGTCATTAGGGTCCAGAACAAAATGTTCGTCGGGAGTGGCGGCAATATTTGCGCAAGGAAAGTATCGACGACGCCCCTTAACAACGTGAATTAGTCCACACGATTCCTTCGGGTCGCAAATCTTGGCGTGCCGTAAGATATCAGCTTGCAAAGCGGCACTTAGCTTCATTTCCATTTCCTTACTCGATCAACCCCGCGCCCGGATAAGACCCGAACGGCAATGGCGAAGTGGCCCCAAATCTAAGCTTGCACGAACTCAGTCTTTTACCGCAAGCATCAAGGGCTAAAGTGCCCACAGGGTTGTCACTTGCATTCCAATAGTTGCTTCCTGTATAGCCGCATTCGGCGGAGCGGTATTGCCATTGGCAAATATTAGCGATCAATTGACGCTTTGGAATCATCATGCCTGCCATATCCAACTTGCTCGCCAGCTCCCATTGCACTACATCGCGATTTTCTGAAGACTTGCGATCAACATACCAAATTTCATCGGGAAATTTTGCATGTGGGTCAGCGGTCGCTTCTCCATCAAGAAATTTTTTTAATGTCCTAATGCGAGTAATTTTTGCGCCGCCCAGATCGTTGCCGGGCGTTACAGCATTTGCCAAAAGAATCAATGTGCTAATTTCGCCCCCCAAGTTTGCGACTGTCAAGGTGGGCCTAGGAAGGGTGCCTCCGCTTACGTAATCAAAGCCCTCCGCTTGAATAGGTAGACGCACATATTCGTTGCCATTCCAAACAATATTGCCAGTGACGCTTGCGTTTACGCCAGCATGAAAATAGTAAGTGTCGCTGCTTCCATGGAGAGTGGCATCAAGTGTGAGCTGAAACAGTTCAATAATGGCATTCGGTGCCAACACTGATAGCTCTTCGTAAACGCTACTTACAGCCGTCCAGGTGACGCCTCCGTCGACGATGGTACTACCAATGTCAGTTGGCCAAGAAGGCTGACTGCTGGCGCTTGTGCCGGCCACTGTGCAGCGAAATACAAGGCCGCTAGCCTGCAGGGCCGTCGCACGGACGATTTGACCAACCGTGTAAGCAGTGCTAGAAGCCCAAGCAGAATAAGCCACTATGGTTCAAAGATTTGGTTGAAAGTGGCGTTGATTTGATTAAATCCATCGCCTAGCAATTGCTTGGTCCATTCGCGACATACCCACTTGTAAGAAGAGTTTTCTCCTGGTGGAGTCCAATCAAATGAATTTGCATCATCAGCTCTAGCGTCTAAAAATGTTTCAATGGTGTCGGCATCGGTGTCGTTCACCATGAAAGTGAGAGACCATTCTTTTGGGTTTTGATTGAGCCCATATTTAAGACGTTGCTCGTAACCATCGCCAAATTGAACTGTGCGAACTCGTGGCTGACTGCGCTTTTGCGCATCAAAAGTGGGAGCAATGGATGGAAAAGTGGCCATAATTAACTATCGGACAAGAAGGCCGCCAGGGCGCTGTTGCTTGACGATTTCTGACTGCACCGCTGCACTGACAATGCTCGCCAGTGCTTTTGCTTGGCCTTCGTCGCCTTCCGTTTTTGTGCCTTTCGCGTCCACGTTAATAGTAATACTAATGTCACCATTGCCACCTCCCATCATCTCCACTGGAATGGAGCGACCATCGGGCAATGGCACGATCGCTTCATTGTAACGACCTTCACCAATCAATCCCATGGTTGGACCGTTGACAATGCCTCCGTTCGCGAAAGCTTGGAATCCGCCTTCCCATACAGCACCATTTGCTGCACCAAAGACGGCAGGACTAAATTTAGGGCCTCCTGCGCCAAAAGCTCCAGAGAAATTGCCAACACCCTTCGGGAAAATGGCACCAGCCCCCGGCAGAAGGCTCATGGCTAACCCAATGATCTGCATTTCTATCCATTTTGCAATCATCTTGGCTGCCATGTCCAAGAAATAACTAGCAACGCTCTGGAAGAATCCAGCGAGAGCTTGTTGTGCTGACATAGATCCAGAAATCACACCTTTGAATGATGTTGCAAAAGCATCGCCAATAGCTTGCGCAGCGCCAATAATCTGATTAGATGCTTTCATTAGTTCCGCCAACTGATCCTTTGCTGCGGCATAGCCAGCCCCCAACTCCCCACCAGTCAGCTCTGGCATTAGATTGATATCCGTGCGGAATGTGTCAGCGCCAACTCCTCCCGCCTCAAATGCCCGTTGGCGAGCTTCTCGCGCCGCTTTAACCACGGCATCCAGTATTCCATATCTTTCGCGCAAAAGACGATTGATGTCGTTTTCATGCTGTAATTGCTCTTCGCTTCTATCAATCTCCAGCAATTGCATTCGCAAGTTATATTCTGCTTGCTTAATCCTGCCTGCATCAAAATCTTTTTGAATTTTCGCTTTGCGCGTGCCTATTTCGAGCAGACGCTTGTCCGACTCGTAAGAAGCAACCGCCTCTTCATCTTGATCGGCACGAGCCATTGCAATGTTTTGATCAATTTGCAGAATACGAGAGCGAATGCGAATTTCCTCTCGCAACTGCTTGAGCACTGCCTCCAATGTCTGCGCTTCCTTCGCGGCGCGTTCTGCAGCTTTAGCGGCCTTATTGCCTGCTCCAGTTTTCTTGCCATCGCCGTTAGTCATCTCGGGAATAGCAGCCAAGCCGCTTTGGAGCGCTGCTTTATCAATTTCTGCTTGCGTGCGGTTTTTTCGCCCAGTAGCCAAAACTGCTTCTTTTGTTTGAACCATAAGAAGCTTTGCTCTAAGCTCCTCATCTCTTCCTGTAATTAGTCCTCTCGCCGCACCGATTGGGCCTTGAAATTGTTTTAATTCGTCCCGAATAGATTTTTGAGTTCTTCTATTGACGATGATGGCGCTATTAACCATCTCTCGACTCATTCCCTGGACTTGCTTTTTGTATTCCTTCGAGCTGAATCCGGCAATGTCATCCAATGACTTCTTGAGTCTGTCCAGCTCCGAAAGACCGTCAATAACTACTTGAATGGCAATAGCAATCAGTCCTATCCTGGCCAGCCCAAGTAGGGCAGTTTTAAGAGCAGTCACAGGCCCAATAGCAGCTCCTGCATTTCTAGTGAGCAATGCCATTTGCAATTGCGTGCCAGCAAGAGTTGAATTTGCAACTGCGCTAGTGCGCTGCAGCGATGCCATTGCAAAATTCATCGCTATGAACCGGGAAATTACCGCCCCGACGCTAGTAATTAAATTAATTAAAATTTTGCCGCCCAGTAAACTAAAAACAGTG